ATACGTCGAAGTCTTCAGGTACATTCTCAAGCGAGATGTTTCTGGCTACATCGAATCGCCACGGCTCGATCTCGGCATGAAAGACGTTTGCTCCTCTCTTTTCGAGAAGCTCAACCGTGTTGTCGCTTGATCCTGTGTCGGTAACAAAAACTCCATCCGCCTCTTGAATGGAGTCATACCATCGAGGCACATTCTTGGCCTCGTTCTTGCATATCGCATATACTGCGACCTTCAAGTTATCCCCTCCTACACGTCGTCATTCCTTTCTATCTCGATCAGTGCGACCGTTCCGGTGTAGTATGCTGTACCGTCTGGTGCCCTGAGTGCCTGATTGAACTGGCAGCGTTGTTCGCCTGCCGTGTCTGCAAAGACCACATAGAACCTTCCCTGATACTCCATACCGTCATCGTTTTGCATCGGAAATGTGAGAGTCATCGGGTTCGCGACGTTCGGTTTTGCCTTCAGAAAGTCATAGAGCTTTGAGACTTCTTTCTGAGTCGCGACTCCGTTCTCGTTCCACGTGAGAAGAAAGTAGTTGAACGTCGAACCCTGTTCGGTATCCCACTTGTCAACTATCTCCCCACTCTCCGCATCCGTTTCCGTCGGAGCGTTCGGAGAATGAAGCCAGTTCTCATAGTCTTTCGGTTTTAGCTGAATTACTTCTCCACCATATTCAAGACTAATCATAGAGGTCACCACACTTTATGACAATGTTTTCAGTTCCGTTCAGGTAGTCCAGAGAAGCGTCTGGGTCGATATGGCAGACAGAGAGATACTCTTCGCTAGAATCCCTTGAGTTCGCGACCTTGAGCCTGAATTTCTTGTCTCTGTATTCTTCAAGTACATTGTCTTGAGACTCGATCAAGTCTTTGTTGACTGTGACCGTGTACGTCTTGTTGCCCACAACCTTCAGTGCCGCACCGTTCACATTAAGATAGCCCGTCTTCTCTTCATTCTCCGTGACCGTGAGATCGACAAGCGCCGGGATTGTTTCGCTAGTTCCTGATGCATCCAGAATTTCGAGATTGATAGCGGGAAGAACGCCGCCTGTGCCTGCACCGAACACTTCGATGATTGCTTTTCGCCTGGGAGCTGTGGTGAAAGTCACGCTTGACGCGCCAAGAGTGACACCGGAGGTCTGGGCGAGACCGTTCACCTTGACAGACTTGGGTGTGATCGTCGTATTAAAGACGGTCGTATAACCATCGCCAGTGAAAGATTCTCTTGTCTGGGTAGAATAAATGAAGTTGTTGTGAACTCGATGGAGATCCCCGAGTGCGCCTCTGATTGCAACACTAGAAGAAACAGCAGTAGCCAGCCTATACAGTATCTCTATATCTTCCTCAGTCCAACTTGTGGTAACACTTGCAGCCGCGTCTAAGACTTCAACCTCTCCGTTAGTCTTGTTGCGACATATGACCTTTGAACCAGTCGCATAACCAGTTAGACTAAACGCACCTGAAACGTCAGTGGTTTTACCAGCACGTTCCCAATTCTTCACGAAGTTTCCAGAGTCGTCTATTGTGTTGAAAACACCGTTGTATCCATGCAACTCTACCGTGTCGGGGATTGTGATGCTGTCTGTGCGTGGAGGTACGTAATCTGTGGCAGAAGAGGATTCTTCTAGTTGGAAATTGTGAAACAGGTAGTAACCTGTCATAGTACCACCAACAGAACCAAGACTTACTGCTATTGAAGTTATTGCAGTAGTTGCAGTGAATGTAATTTCTCTTTTTGCAACGAAATACTTGTGAGTTACTGAAGTGTTTATGTATATTGGAGTATGAAACGTACCTGTAAAACCAGCTCCGTCTTGTGGTGTTATATCAAAAGAAAGTGTATAAATTGTTCCTACTTGAGTTTTTTTAAGCCATTTTGCAGATGAGTTCACTATAAACAAGTAGCCATTATCGGCAAGAATTGGACTTGCTCCATATGCTGGAATTGCATTACCACCAAAACTATCTGCTACAAAACTACCAAAAAGATTCTTTCCACGATTCTCAACCGTCAGCTCACTAGCCGTACCATCTTCAACATTGACACTCATAACACTGTCAAAATACGGTATCTCGGCTTCAAGTTGAGTATTGGTCAAGTCTGACCAGTTTGTCTCAGAATATTTCGCTGCCCTGATAGAGTCCAATGTGCCTTGAGCCGTAAGGTTGTGAACCTGTATGCCGTCGAAATACGCCAGCTTTCCAGACACACCGGCGACAGCGATGTAGATTCTAGCCTTGACTGTATTTGCCGGTGCTGTCAGGAGCGCAGAAACTCTACCATAGTTGGCTACTGCTCTTGTGCCGACTGTATCAGTGCTTATTTGAGCATCTGCAATATCTCTCCAATCGACTATCAGCTTTCCAGTCGTTGACGTATCACCAGCTCTGATATATCCAGACACGAACAATTTTTGAGCAGCCGCTACCGAGACTTCTATGTAGTTGCCACCTTCTCCGTCGGCACTGAGTGTTATTTTTTGGGCCTTCGAGCCGAACAAAAACTGTCCTGCCGTTGTAGTTATTGCGTTCACAACAGCCGTCAGTCCTGCGTCATTTATCCACCCATCAGCAAGTCCGTCACTGTTTGAGTCGTTCTCAAAGTTCCCGTACTTACCCAACAGATTGACGAGGGTAGTGCCGTAGACTTTGAGACTCTCAATCCTCGTTCTTCCTAGATTCGTTCTATTAACATTGTCAACGCCGACAATGCCTTCGCTCTGTTTCGTGAGTTCTTCTATGCTAAGACTTGTCTTTTTCTTCTGCCATTTTCTGTATGCCATTTTCTGCCTCCCAGTTCAAAGAATGAAGGGGCCGAAGCCCCTTCATCAGAGAGTTTTTTCGTCGATAGGTTCAATGATTTCTTTCATTCCGAGACTCTTAACTATCGCCTCTTTCAGCTCTTCGAGAACAACGTTTGTGGCGATACACTGAAGAGTGACTTTGTTGTTCTCAATGAACTTGTCTGATTCGATCGTGATTGGACCTTTGATTGTGGTCTTGGTCGGGTTCTCAAACTTCGCCAACAGTTTGCCGTTACCATCGTAAAGCTCAATCTCATAAACGATGTTCATAGCATCACCTACGATGTGATGTCGGTCGGAGCGCCCACAATCTGTGCTCTGAGTGTGACTTGAGCCTTGTTGCTTGTGCTAAAACTCGCAGAGATTGGCCTAACATACTTGTAGTTTTTTCCAAACGCCTTGCCTGTGCCCCCGGTATCAAATATGACTTTCATTCCAATTGTGAACCAGTCGGTTGCAAGGTTTGCAGACACAGTAGTTCCGTCGATAGCCTTCTTCAGATATGCCGAACCATCATTCGTGCTCACGAGCGCCGTAGCCCCGCTGCTCTCTTTGTGGTTGTTGAACCACTGGTCGAGAGCATACTTCCCACTCGCAACATCCGCGTCGTTGATGTCCAGTGTAATTGAAAACTCCGGCAGAGTGATAGTATCGTCGCCCTCTTCAATGCTGTTGAAAACACCTTGAGGTGAGTAACCCTCAGCCGGGGCATCCACAACGGGTTCAGGCAGTTCAGGCACATCCGCGTAACCTGTTATGCTTTCCGTGTATGGCGTGGTCGAGGTGCCATCATAAAGCGAGATGGTTACGTGTTTCTTTCTAAGATATGGTCTTCCCATGAGAAGTTCCTCCTTCTACTCAATGAATTCGTAATACACTGTCAAGGCTCTGACAGCGTAGTTGCTTATGTTCGATTGCTGTGAAAGCTCGTATCTTTCGATTTGTAGTGACCCGAGCTTTGATGTTGGATTTCCATTTACATAGTCCATGACAGGAATCTCCCCGTTGCCTTCTATTGCCGCTGTGAGAGTGCCAATGATAGTATCGAGCGTAGCAACACTTTTGCTGTGTACGAGAAGCTGTGCAAAGTCGTATTGATACGCTTTTCTATCGTCTTGTGCCCTCCCCATTGACGTTTGAAGTTCGATGAAATCGTCCTCGGTCATGTTCTCATTCTTTCGATCTATGTACCACGTCCCCGAGCTATACTTTCCTGAGAAAAACATTCTCAGAGACGCTTGAATGTTTCGATAGAGAGCGGCTGTCAATGTGCCTCCCTCCTTTTCTTTTCTATCCAGGCTTCAATCCTGGTTTGTATGAATTCAGGGGCCTTTCTTCGCCATTCTTCCAGTGTCCTGCGAACGAAGCCCGCACTTGCTGCCTGACCGTATTCAACATGGAAGATATACTCAGTGTTGTTGAAAATGTGATAGGCCATAGCGTTTGCTATCTCGGTCAGATTCCAGTTGCCTCGAAGGTTCCCAGTCACCACAGGCGAGTTAAGTTTGAGATCGGCAAGTATCGCGTAGGCCATGTCACGGACAACGACTTTCGCACATTCAGGGTCCATTCGAGCCGAGAGAGTCTGAAGATAGCGGTTCAGTTCATCCACATTGGAGCGTATGTGTGTATCCCGG